ACTGTGAGGCTGTCGTAGACACTTCTTACCCACTGGACAAGACTTTTGTAACCGACAGGCTTGCGAGATCCCTTCCGATTACTTTTGTAGTCCTTGTGCACCTCGCGCCGAAAGTTTTCTTTATCACTGATGCACATCACAACTTTGTCGATGTCTAAACGACTTTTAGCGTTTTTGACTTGAGTAGAAATAAGTTTTCGCGCTTTGTGGAGGTCGCTGTGTAGACTCCAAACGTCATTGCCCCAGTGTGTTTCCTCTTCACTAACAACAGCGGCTTTATAGATGAACATATCGGCATCGATGAGGAGCCGCAGTTCTGTGTCTTTACAAAAAGTTTTTAAGTTCGTCATACAGTTCCATCCTTAATAGGTTGCCTTCTTCGGTTATTCGCCACAGGTTGCCCCACACATCAGGCGCATCGAGAGTGCTTATGAAGCCTTCGGTAGCGCATAGAGCGACCCAAAAACTTGATTCCCGAGCAAAGTTACTTTTCGTGGTGAAAGGATTTCTTGCGGCTTTATCTAGCGTTGTATAGATTGCACAGATTTCTTCAATTGAGTCCTTAAACATAAAATAGAAATCGTTTTCTGCATCAGTGGGTGTCTGCCCAAGTTGTTCCAATTTCGTATGATGCTTCAGTTTTGATTTTTGTGATTCCGAGCGTTTCGCCAGCTTTTTCTGCCATTCTGAGAACGATATTACCGACATGATCTCCTAACTCCTTACCTTTAACTGCGATTTGAATTTCGTCGTGAATCCAACCTTGGATGATCACGCGATCCTGTAAGTTTTGATTTTTGATTTCATCATCAACTAGCTTCAACCACTGCTTGCACACGATTGCACCCCCGCTCTGGAGCAATTGGCTAAGGAGAACGTGTTCGGCTCTAATGAATAGCTTTCGCCCATCTAAGCCAATCAAATGTCCGCGCTTGTATGAGTTGCCGAGTTGTCTTTTGAGAGTCTTAAATGCGGGCATACCCGCGTCGAAGTCAGCTTTCAGCCTCTTGCCAAGCTTGGCGTTACCGCCGCAAATGGTGCCGATTAGCTTGTCACCTCCACCGAAAATGAGGCTGTAGATGAATCCTTTTGCCATGCTGCGTGTAGTCAGCCCCTCGACTAACGACTGGTTATAACTATGGATATCACCTTCAATTATCTGCTGTGCATAGATTCCATCGTCGGGCAGATAGTGCGCCAGCACACGTAGCTCAAGAGCCTGTAAGTCACTTCCGAGCAGCACCCACCCTTTATCCACTGTAAATAGTTCACGGCACTTTTCGCCGTAAGGAGCGCGGCTGCTTGGCGTTTGAGCCAGATTTGGTGAACGGTGGATTGCTCTTGAAGATATAGTCCCGCCGCTGATTATCTGATGCCGCAGCCGTCCATCGGCATCGACAAGCTTTAACCATGCAGCCTTACCCTCCGCAAGCATCCCCAGCCGCTTCTGTATCAGAAACATCTCCGCTAACTTTTTGGCCTCTGGATATTCCAGGGAGGACAATACCGACTCGTCGATCTTACCTTCGCCACTGGGGGTGAAAACTTCTGGCTTCCAGCCGTACTTCTTAGAGAGACAGAATTGAATGTGCTTACGACTGTTTGGGTTGAAGTCTACAACCTTGACCTTTTTAAAAGGCACGCCCTTTTGATAGCCTCTGGCCTTGTTGTTGACCTTCGGAATAAAAGTTTCAGAGACTTCCCACGGCTCAAAAACAGTTCTGAGTTCGTCATTAAGCTCCGCTCGGCGTAGGCTGAGTTCAGCCAGTAAGTCAGTGGCTTTGCTAATGTCAAACCGCCAACCGGCGTTGCCAATCCTTTCGCAAATCTCAGCTAACTCATGCTCCAGTGTCATCGACTGCTCACTGAATCCTTGGGTCATCAAAAGCTTGTACAAAGCCATCGTGACGGTGACATCTTTTTTACAGTAGTCGATCATCTCTTGTGAACAGACTTCCCAACCACCTGAGTAATCGTCCTTTAGAATCTTCATCCGCAGCCCCCAAGCTCTTAGGCTATGACTGCCGAGGAGTCTTCTCGGGAATTCATCGTGTGAGAACTGCCGCGCTGAATCTTCTTCTATCAGATTTGCTTTAATAAGCCTCGAAAGTACAAGCGTATCGGTCACCTTACCTTTAGGCTCAAACCACGGGTAAAGCTTCTGGATTGCAGGGATATCGAAGCCTATGATGTTATGGCCTAAGATTTCGTCGGCATCCTGTAGCTTTATCAGCAGAGCTTCTATCTCTTCGTGTCCGACTGCTGCTTCTACCGTCGGCTCTGGATTATCTAAGTCGATGTAACCGCAGCAATGAAGCGTGTCTAACTCTTTTAGTAAGCCGTTTGTCTCAAGATCAAATATTATTCTCATAACGGCATATTCCCCTGATATGGGCGCAGGGCTTTTTCAGCTTCCGTTACCCTGGTTCTAAAGAAATGCCGTTTGTTTGGGTACTTGGATTGCCACAACCTTGCGTAATAAGCTGTCATGCTGTTCTGTAACTTGAAGCCAAGCGGGTCTTTCGTTTCAACTTCGCAGTGCCAACGTATGCGTTCAACAATGGCTTTGGCACTAAATTGCTTTCTGCCTGACTGCACCGCTTGATTTGCAAACGACTGAAACAGCATCCAAATGTGTGGATTCTTTTTGTGATACTTCAGAAAATCTCGCTCAAGGCGAGTCCGTCCGATTGACGGAAGATAGTCTTCGTGCATGGGATTCTCCTTAGAATTTTGGGATCGGTTCGTTTGCGCCATCGGTGAACCACGCCGACTTCATGGGGGTGAAGGAATGCACCCTTGGCTAAAAAGGAATGTCGTCAGTGAACACTTTGGTTAAGCGTCCTGTTGTGCGGTTGTACTCAAGTTCATCTGCAAGCCCAGTTTGTCCTGTGAATCTGTTTTTTAAGACGACAAGCTGCCGCCGATCACTGTGTGAATCCTCTGGATCTTTTTGGATGCCCAAGACGGTGTCCGCAAGTTGAGCCAGTGAGTGTGAGCCCCGCAGTTCAGACAGCCGCATCGGCGCACCATCTTCGTGACCTAATGCGCCCTGTGGCCGTTTCAAATGGGACACCACAAAGATGCAAATCTTTAGTTGCTGACAGAGGCTCCTAAGTTCGGTCATTAAATGATCGATTAAGACGCGCTCATTAGGTGTTTCATTTGCTGCTGTACTGACCACCAAAGAGATGTGGTCTAGGATTATGTGAGTACACCCCCGAGCCAGCGCCATGTATTGAATGTGGCTAAAGATTCGATCAGGCGTTGGACTTTCTCTGTCGCTGAACATGACTAACTTGTTTGTGTTAAACAGAGCATCATGCGTATCTTCAATCTGCTGTTCTGTCGCGAGGTACTCATCTATGCGAATGGGCAACTCTAAGTGTCTCCCGATCAGCCCTTGAATGTGCTGTACGTTAGTCTCCTCTAGTGAGAATACGCCCACGGTCTCACCGGCTTGGTGTAAGTGGTACACAAGTTCTGACATAAGCGTTGTTTTACCCACGCCGCTGCCAGCCCCCACGGTTATCAAAGATGGCTTCTGTATGCCTTTAGTGATCTCCTGTAGCTGCGGATATGGGTAAGGCGTAGACGTAACAGTGGATCTTTGACTAATGATCTTCCTGATATCGTCAGTATCGACGATGCCCTGCGGCCTCCACTCCTTTGCCGAGAATATGCAGTCAACTATTGCTTTGGTGTCTCCAGCCACAAGGGCTTCGTTAGCGTCTTTATAGCCGACTAATTTAGCTATCTTGATGCTGCCTAGTGGCATTGCAGCAGCGACATCTTCTGCCGCCTCTACCCCCTTCTCGTCGCTGTCAAACATCAATATGACTTCTCTACAAGCCACTAGTGCATCCCAGGATTTAAGTATTGATTTCTTCGCGGCGGCGGCTCCGTTAGGTAACGACAGCGCCGTATAGATTTTCATTAGCGGATTGACAGAGAGAGCATCTATCTCGCCCTCCGTAATCACTACCTTACTGTTTGCTTGCAGTAAGTGGCTCCCGAATAGAACCACATCTTTGGGATCACCTAACCACTTAAACTTTTTGTCTTTTGTCCTAATTTTCTGTGCAACAACTTGTCCTTTGGCATTTCTGTAATTTGCAACTTGGACTGTTTGGCCGTTGATTTGGGCAATGTGATAACCGTATTTTCTAGCAGTCGTTGCATCAATTTTACGCTTGGATATTGGCCTGTATTCACCCACTAATAGCTGACCATTAGTTTTTTGTTTGGGAGCTTCTACCGAATTCTCACTAGGCTGTTGTACATGGTTATTGCAGCCAAAACAGTAACTGTGGCCGTCGTCATAGAGGGCATTATTGTCTTTGCTCCCGCATTCACCGCATGGTATATGCCGGACAAAAGCAGCTTTCGACTCTCCTTCTTCTTGCATTCTGTTCTCCTCCTTAAAAAAGAAAGGGTGCCACTGATGACACCCCCCTTTGTCACTCTTCTAGCCATTCTTTCGGGATTAGACGTTTGGTATACCGCCATCCGTGCTTTTCGCAGAAGTCGCCGTAGGTAGTTTTGCTGCCCTTATAGATTTTCTGGCGTGGGTTACTGAAGACAAATCTAATGTCGAGGTGAGGGTGCTGCTCTTTGAGTAGACAGTGCTTCTTGCGGTCAGCGGAATCCCATAAACCTTTTGCTTCGACATAAAAAAAGCCACCTTTCTTTGGCAGCTTGAAGTCGGGCGTATAGGTTGTACTGCGCTCAGGTACAATGTAATGCACTCTGTCTGTCTCGTAATAAAGCTTATGACCTGCGTCAACGATTTGCTTTGCTAAAAAATCCTCAAGGCCACTTCTAAAAGTCGCCCTCCTCGACCGCTTCATCATTAGCATCTCCAGCAGTTTCTAAAATGTCTTCTTCAGCATCAGCCCCATCCGCGACAGTAAATCCTCCATCAACCACGCCAAAGCTATGCGCGGGGTCTCCAGACACCACCTCTATCAGTTGGACTTTTGACATCTGTAGTTTTATGCCTTTGGTGCCGCTGATGTTGTATGGACTAATAGTGCCACCGAAGATTACTTGAGAGCCCCCCCAGATTGCGGGTATCTTCTTGCCAGTCAGAATGTTGACATCACAATCAAAAATGACCGGCGCGTAATTGCTTTTTACTTTCATTGTGACTTGGCCTGTGTCTTCATCCACAGAGTATGGAATGCGGACATTCTTAGAAGTGCCGTGAGCTTCTTTTACTGTATCGTCGATTAATTTAATCAAATCGTCAGCGACTTCAGCGTCGAAAACGATGTTGCTTTGATAGACACCATCAGCATTAAACTGCGTGTCTGGTATTTTAAGCCACGGATACTGTGCTACTCCGACGGGCGTTACGAACGGGACTTTTTTGTACTTTTCTGACATACTTTGGTACTCCTTGGTGTGGTGTGAATTGGCAAAATGCCGAGGTTTCTTGCTTTGGTTTCTAACTCTATAGGGAGCGGCTGGCCGCGCATTTCACACGCCAACATCTGCTCCCTTACTCTTTCTCTCGGGTGCATAAACGCTCCAAATTCAGTAAAAGGGGGACGAAAAAAAGCCCCAATTAAGGGGCTGTAGGGGGAAACTGAAGTACTTCTCTGCTTTGTCAGCTAAAGCAGTACTTCGCGTTGCGGATTCCAGATATACATAAATCACCTTTTGGCGGTATATCATTTGCACAGATACGATCAGGCTTCTTTAGCTGCGACTGGACTTCGTTCAGTAAATCAGTGAAGACACACCGATCTTGGTACATCTCGACAAAGGCTTCACGCACCGAACGATACATAGCAGGTGTCTCACACGGAACGCTTCCAAAAGAGTCGTGGATGACAAAGAAATCCCGCATCCCTGGCTTACCATCTACATCTGGCCGAGATGCCTTGAGTATCGTGCTGAGAAGGTGTGAAGAATCCATCGAGTGTACAAAGTTTGCTGACACCGCTGCCATGCTTTTCCGTCGGTCAATGTCTGGGCTGAAGGATATTACTGTGGCTTGCTTCCGCTTTTTGACTTGTAGTCCGGTGTCATACATAAAGAGCTTTAAAGCGTGGCGTATTTTTTTCGGGTACTTGTGTACGACAATGAAGCCGCTGGGTGTTGTCCAGCGAACTGGCTTATTTTCAAGCCCAAGCGCAGACGCACAGCTTTTTAAGAAGTTCATACCGGCTTCGGCGCTCTGTACAGTCTCTTGCACAGAACTGTAGTTAATCTCCGCGAGGAACCTTGCCGCTGTACGCTGCTCTTGCTCAGTATCACCGAATGGGTGGCGCTCTATGACACCTTCGATCACGCTGTAATTGAGCGGCTTCAAGAAGTCCTCAAAAATCTGATCAGCAAAACCACTCACAGCGGAATTATAGCCAAAACACATAGTATTTCTTTTCGTGTGCTTTCGATTGATGCCAAAGTTGAGCCATTTCTCCGCAAGAATTTTCCTACGCTCTTCTTTTTCCAACTCCTCGGCAGTGGCTGCGGTGGAGCTACAATCA